ACAGAGTTGCATACTTGCCACGAAAACCTAAACTGCCATTGCTGAGCCGCCGCGCCTAAAGGGTTTTGATCCAACCGCGGTATTGGTCATTGAATCGGCCACAATTGCGGCGTAACGCCAGTTGTCCGCGCCGTGCGAATACTCGTCATGCACTGGCGCACCAGGCTCTAATGTCTTTGGATTGATGTGGCGCCGGTAGCGTTTTAGGCAATTGATAAGCCTAGACGCCTTGGTTTCATCAAAATAAGTGCGCGCAAACGCCATGCGAGCGATGGTTAAACCCTCGTGAACAGAGATGTTTGGCACGATTTCAACGCTAAAACCAAGCGCTGTCATCATTTCTTCGGCAGATTTGCCTGTCTTGTAGTCTTTATGGGCGCCATCATGCGGCAAAAAAACGCGCCCAACGTTATATCTACGGTTTCTAATCTCGGCCGCATACCAATCCAAGGTTTTGTGACTGTCCTCGATGTAGTCGATCACCCGCAGCTCTGAGCCCTGACGCTGATAAAAGCCCACCGTCATTGCATCATTCCAACCAAGATCAAAGACCGGATGAACTTTGAGTAACGGATCGTAGGGAACCGGCCTGATTCGCTTCTCAATGATGCACGTTTCGATTTCTTTAGCGTAAATCGCGCCATTGACCGATGATCTTGTCTTGCCAAGCCAAATGTTGTCGTAACTTTCACGATCGATAATATAAGCATGCAGACGTTCGGCCTCGAGCTCGGCGGGAAACCACTTGTTATCGGTATAGTTGACCTGGACAACCATGCTGTTAGCCGGTGGATTTTCAACAAACCTCACCCAAGTGTTGTCGGTATCCAATTCAGGATTAAAGCTGACCCAGATTTCGGAGCCAGGCTTTCGGATCGTCGGGGTTAGCAGATCCCAGCTGCGCTTACTAATCGCCTGAGCCTCTTCAGCCCAGACAATATCAACGCCTTCAAATGACTTGATATTCTCCGCAGTCTGGGTGGACAGCCCTGAAAAAATAAACTCACTGCCATTTTTGCAGCGAATCTCGCTCTCTAAGATGTTAAAGCCTTGTGATACACCCAAAGCTTCAATCTGATCCGATAAGAGCTTATGTACAGAGTCCTTAATCGACTTCTGAACCTCGCGCGTACACAAAATGCGCCGCTTTTTTTGCGCGGCCAACAAGATCAAAGCGCGCGCAAACGACCACGACTTAGCTGAGCCGCGACCGCCATGCGCAACCTTGTAGCGATACTTGTCAAACAAGAACCGTAGCTTGTCAGGAAACTCAGCGTTAACAGTCGTGGGCGGCATCAGGTTTGACGAACGTGACGTTAATCAGCGGCATGCCTGAGCCGGTCACTTCAAGCAGTTGCTTGTCTAGTCCTAGCAGCTTTGCTTGCGCCATGATTGCGTTGACCGCAGCGGCGCACTGTGGTTTTTCATCTTCGAGCGCCATAATGCGAACTTCATCCAAGTGCTTGACTAAACTTTCGACAGTTACGGCACATTTTTGTGCGGCTTTCACCTGTAGCTCTTTTATCCTTGTAAGAACCTTGTATTCTGCTGCGAGCTTGCTTGCTCTGGGCCATAATGTTTCGTCAGTCCACTTTTGCGACTTTGGATAAGCAAACCGATACGCATCAGACTGGCTTAAACCTTCAGCCACCTTTTGCGCAAACGCCTCTTGCTGACTTGTAAGTTTAATCATCGCGCTTAAATCCGTACTTAGGCGCGATCGACACCAGCGGCACCTGAAACTTCGCTCGAATTGCGGCTTGTCGCATTTCAGGCGATAACTTGTACTCTTTTGGGGCAGGCGCGGCTCGATGTACTCCGACCGATTCTTGTTTCTCTTTCATTATTGTCCCTTTATTTTATAAACGTAATAACGTGCGTTTCGTGGGTGCGGATACGACTCAATCAAGCCCTGAGCTGCGAGATAGATCAAGCCAAATCCAACGGCTTTATTGCTTTTCCCCGTTGCCTCAACAATTTCGTGAAACTGAAAACACCGTGTTGGGTGTGCCTTTAAAAACTCAAGTGCTAAATCTGAACCGCTACCTTCATGAATCTTGCCGCGCGGCCGAGGGTTATATCGCTTTGGTGGAGCTGGTAGTCCAGCCATTCCCATCAATTGATTCACCATCCACCGCGCTGCATCCATTTATTCGACCCCTGATAGGCCCGGATGTTCCTCCGGCCTGTGTTGAGAAACGAAAATTCTGAGCATCCCGCCTTTGACTACCGGCATCCGAACAATGCGTAAATCATCAATCAAGCAGTCATCTTGGTAGACGCCCGCGTGCGTGAGTGCATCTAAAGCACTTTTCAAAACGTTGTCGCAATCGCGCCTACGCTTGTCGGGCGGATAAAGCTGTATACCAACCGCTAAACGACCCTCTGGCGCCTTTAATTTGTGGCGCTCGACGTAAGACACCACCGCCGCTCGATATTCGATTCCAGCGGGCTTAATGAACTTGCGACCACCGCGGCTGTTACCGTAGTAATGGTTAATACTTGGCGGAAACGGGGTCACAATGACGATCACTTTGAAGCCGCCTTTTTGAGTGCGGCGCGAGCTGTGCGCGCGAGTTGCCACTTGTCGGTCAACTTTCGATACTCTTTGCTGCCATCGACCCAAAACTTGTCGGGGTGTGTCGCGCGCAAGTTGTGTGTGATCTCGTCAATCTTGGCCAAAGCCTCGTTGTGTGCTGTAGAGTTTTCCCCATCTTCGTATCGGTGATAAAGAGCCGCTTTCCCTGCTTCAATCAATAATTTTGTTTCCATCGTTAGCCTCTGAGTCGTTGAATGGTTACTGCAAGTGCGTCGAGCTCGTCCATCTTGCGGATCTTCCAAGCGCGTCTTTGTCCGTGCCAACCAAGGATTGAGCCTTGATGACATTCTTTGCAAAGTGGGATGACTGTGAAGTGCTGACCTTGCTTGACGTGGTGCGCGTCACACGGTCCTGAATCCTCGCAGACCGAACAAGACATATTTTTGATGGTTTCAATGTGGTCGCGTTCGGCACTGGTCAATGCTTTAGAGTTTTTTGATCGCATCACGCCCACCCGCTCATAATCGAATCGAGCAATTTGTTCATCAGCTCTTTGGGCATTTCAGGCAAGATGTGCGCAAGCACGCCATCAATCGCTTGCGAATAAAAGGCGTCAAAATCTTCTTGATTCATTGATTCGTAACTGACCGACTTGGGGATCTGGGCGATCTCGCCGGTAATTGGGTTTTGCAGCAAATCAAAGTGACCAGTGACAAGCTTGACTGCGATTAGCGCCTTATCTGTCGTGCTGTAGGTCTCGGAGTTTTCCGCAATGAGCTGCAGCAGCGCAAAGAATTTTCTGTGGTGCTTGCCGTTTCGTGGCGTTGACCACTCAAAGCGCAACCAAGCACCAGGCTTCATCGTCTCGATCTTGCGCTTAAACTTGCACCAGGCTGCGTGGTCAACGTCGGTTGATCCGTGTAGGCCTGACTCGGTGCGGATCAAGATTGCTTTCATAGCGTGGCTAACTCGTGATGGATTTGCTTAATGCCTATACCGTGATAGCGATTGATATAAAAAATGTCTGTGTCCTGCTTGAGTCGCCACGGTCTTGATGAGCGGATAAACGCGACGCGACAATGCGCGCAGCGGCCAAGCTCGTAAATCGGACCGTGTTTATGCTGCACGCTGCTCATGACCGATTCTTTGGGTTGGATTGATAGGCAGGTCTGTCAGCCGCACCAACTCTTGCTGCTCCAAGCCACCATTTTCATAAACCAATCTGGCTTTGGTCGGATCACCAATCAGTCGGGGCGGAGTCGAAACAAACCCAGCCTGTGCGTTCTGTGATTCAGATAGTCCAACAAGGACAGGCAGGTAGTCTGGGCGCTCACTGCGCGACGAATAGCCTTTGTATCTGTTTGAAAACTCGTTAGCGATAAACGGCCATTCATCTTCTGTTTTTGTGCCGAACTTGACCCAGCCACCCATATCGGCAATGACTTTGTGAATCAGCGGATCGTCGAAAACCACGCTCTCGTAGGTGCCAACGGTTCGAACGGCGCGATCAACTTTTGACCAC